TCGGCCGCCAACAAATCAATTGCGCCTTCGTTCATTGGGTCAATTGCCCGGTATTTCGCATCCCACGCCGCCGGGTCCGCCCAAAATTCCTCAACATACGGTTCCGATATCGCGTCAACCAATGACGGATTGCGGATGCACGCAATGATCCACACCACATCCATCAACGTTCCCCTTGAATGTTGGCCACAAAGTATGTGTAATCCACGCACAATTGGCGTGCGGTTGTTCCTGCTGATTTGATGATGGAATAGCCAAACCCCGTGGCGCGGGTGGATGTTGTTGGCCCCGTTGTGTGTGTCGCAACAATCCGTCCATCAATCGTGAACACGATTTTTGTTCCCGACGATGCAACGTCGATTCGGAAGATTGAATATGGTTCACCGTTTGTCAATCCAACCGCGGCAACCGTTGTGTTTGTTGCGGTTTCAACCGAATTGGTGCGCGTGACACATTGCCATCGTCCGGTGTTTGTTCCATGTGTGTATCTGAAATAGTGTCCGTCCGTCGCATCACCCGTGGCCGAATCCATGAACCCAAACCGCACCGTATACGCTTCATTTGCGGTTGACAGATTGGCCAAACCTGCGCGTGATTCAAATGTGTAGCGCGTTGACCCGAACCACAAACCATCAACATGGGACAATGTGGCAACGCGCCCGGTGGATGTGGTCCCCGTTGACCATGTAAGCACACCAATTGATTTGTCGGAAATCACCGCGCCGCTTTGCGCAATGCTACCGCCGGATGATGTCAAACCCGCCCACGTCAATGTTGATGAAAAGTGATCATCGAACAACACGGCCGCGGTGCGCCGCGTTGAACCGGGCGTGGAATCGTTCGGAATTTTTGCAACAAAACTCATACGATCACTTCCGCGCCAATGTCGGACCGCCGCGTGTGTACCGTCACATCAACCCGACATTCCGCGCCCGGTGTTGTTGTGACCTCACAACGAACATACCGCCCAACGTGCGCGGTCAAACCCGTTGTGCGGTCCGCGGACGTGAACCGCAAATTTGTAGTGTAATCGGACCACGGCCCGGTGATGGTGTTGGAATAATGAATATGAACCACCGCCGTTGACCATGAACCCGTCACCAATTCAACGATGGCCACGAATACATCATCATTGCCCATGTCCCACGCCACCAACGTTTCGTTGGCATCGCGCATGCACCCGGCGCGGTTCAAATCACAACCTATGAAAGCGTAATCCATTAGATTTCCCCCCCGCCCGGCGCGGGCGTGACCGATCCACCACCCGCGCCCGTGTCACCCGTTGCCGGACCCGTCGGCAATGGTGGCGTTCCGTTCAATGGTTGAATCACCGTTGTTCCGCCGGGAATGGTTGGTGCCGTACTACATGCACCCAACGCGGGCGGTTCCACGAAATGCCATTGCACGCGGTTTGCCATCAACACACCAACAACACCAACACCGTTGAGTTTGTCCGCATTGATTTCCATGTCACCCGCCCACAAACGGATTTGTGGCAATTGCCGCCGGAATGTGACCACGTTTTGTTTGTCCGGCAATCGCGCCGCAATATCGTAAGAAACGGAATCGGCCGTGTAAAACCCGGCATCATTGCGGATGCCGTGGATTTGAACGATTTTCCCGGCAACAACCTTCGGTGTGTTGTCAATGGTTTGGATCATAGCGGAATCATCCCGGGTAAACCGCGCCACCCGTCCGCATCAGTGTAATACGGTAACCATTCAATGCATGTTGGCGACAATGACGCACTTTCGTTGGCGATCAAATCAAGACGGTAGTATGGGGCGCGAATCAACACACCGCCCGTTTCGTCAATGCTTGCCCGCGATGGAAGCGGAATGTGCGCCTTCTTCATCAAATCGCGTGTTGCCAACAACGGTGCATTGTTCGGAATCAACGTTGTTGATGAATCGTTGGGCATGTATGTACCGCGGTCCCATTCCCATGTGTATGTGATGGAAAACTTTTTGGGATCACGGGTATCCTGCGCCACATCCGCGCCGATGAAATGGTATTTGTTCCCGCGGATGATGTGCAAATTGTCTTCTTGTTCCGCGATGATGTCCAATTCCCGCGTTTGATCGGTGACGAATTCAACCGTCAACGTGCGGCGGATTCGTCGTTCGGTGATGTTGCGAACACCCGCGGCCCATACCAACGTTGATTCCTGCAAATCGCCGGATGTTGTGGTGATGGTTTCAACCCAACACCATGGAACCTCAACTTCCGCCTTCACGCGTTCCCAACCGAAAAATGGCTCAAACGCCACGTTTGATGGTTCCGCCTGCCGCCGTCCGCCTTTGAACGTGGAATATGTTGCGGTGACAACATAATGCGAATTTCCGCCGCGGCCCTCAATGTCGATGCGGTCCAACACCAAACCAATATCCGGAACGCCGGGGAATTGTCGATGGTCTGCCAATTCCTCAAATGCCACGCGTGCGGAATGTTCATTGGCCGCGTTCAACACAACAAACGTGCGGGTGGCCGCGGCCGTGCCGTTTGCATCCCGTGTGTATTTGCGCCCGTCAACCCGTTCCGTGATGGTGGCCATTATCTATCCCCGGTCTTTTGGATCAACACCTGCAACAATGAACCCAACCGATTGATTCCAACTTCAACGTTGCTTGTGTTGAACAACGAATTGATTTCACCGCGCAATTGCCCGAATTGTTCCGCCATTGCCCGTTGGAAATCTTGTTGTGCGCGTTGTTGTGCGGCCTTCTTTTCGTTTTCTTCTTTCGTGATGTTTCCCAGTGTGACCTTATGTTGTTGATCCAACAACGCCAATTTGTTTTGCAATTCGGCCCGGATGTTTGCATCGGTTTCGTTGGCAATGTTGTCTTCAATCTTTTTGCGTCTTGCCTCATATTCGGCATCCGCTTTTTTCCGTGGGTCTTCGATCAATGCGATTGCGGCCGCTTCGTTTTCTTCCTTCAAATCCGCCAACCGATTTGCCGTCCGTTCCGCATCCGCGGCCGCTTTGTCCGCGTTCACCTGCGCTTCCGCGTCCAATTTGGCTTGTTTTTCGTCATCTATCTTCTTCAATTCCGCGGCCTGCAAATCGTACAAAATGTCCAATTGATCTTCTAGTTGTTGCCGCACATCCTCATTTTTTTCCGCGTTGATCTTTTCGTTCAGTTCGCGTTGTTGTTCCGCAAACCGTTCATTGATTCGTTTTCGCGGATCATCTTCCAACATTGCCCGCATTTCGTCCGTGCGTGCGGCCGCGTCATCGGCCCGCTTTTGATCGGCGGACTCTTTGTTGCGTTGGTCGATTGCATTTGCGGCTTGCAAATTCAACCGTAACCGTTCCTCAATGCCCTTGCGTTCCTCTTCTAAGGATTTCTTTGTTCGTCCGGTCAACATCATATATGTGCCTTCTAATGAGTCGGCATATGTTTGGACTTTCAAATAATCCATCAATTCGGGTGGGGAGCCCTGAAGATCCGCCATCAACGCCAAATCCTTGTTGATGCGATCCAATTGTTCCTGGAATTGTTTGGCACGTTCCGCCGGTTCATTCGGCAACACGGATTCCGCAAATTCGTTGGCGCGGTCCGTTCCGGTCTTCAATTGCATGTCAACAATGTTGCGAATTTGTGCGCCCAATGCATGCGCATCCATTGCCACTTGTTTGAACACCGCGATTTTGCCAAACGCGGTGAACATGCGGGTTGCTTCCCTCATGTCACCCGTCAATTGTTGAACAAACCCTTGTGGCCCGGCAATGTTCGCGCCTTCGTCCGCCACATCTTTGACGGCCTGCGCCGTCTTCTTTGTTTCGGTTGTCAACGCCGATTCCGCGGACGCGGCCGCCCGCTTTTGCGCGACGATTTCCGTATGTGTTTGCAAATCGCGTTTGCGCATGTTGAACAACGCTTGCCGGTATCGTTGTTCCTCAGCCAACGCCATTGCGTCCGCGTCATGTGCCTTGGCCTTTTCATCGGCCAACCGCGCCCGTTCCTCAACTTCCGCTTTGACAGCCCACAATCCGGCCGATGGATCATCCACGCCACCGGGTTTTACCTTTGACGATTCCTCAATTTGTTGGGTTTGCGCCTCAACATTCGCCTTGGCCGCGGCCATGCCCGCATCCAATTTGGACGTGTCCACGCCCAATTCGATGTTGGCCGCACCGATGGAACCACCACCGCCCGCCGTTGCCATGTTCCCCGCCTTTATGTCACCGTGAACGTGGTTGCATCATTCAAACGCAATTGGCCCGAAACCTTCACCGGGTTCCCGGGTGAAACCTCAATTGACAACGATTTGAGAAACGCCGCGGCCGTGTATGCGTGCGTTGTCGCACCAACAAACGTATTGAACACAACCGTGACATCCGGCACACCATCCGCGTTGGTGTCCCAATCGGGCGTTCCGATTGCGCCCGTGGTTGCACGAATCAAAGGCGGCAATGACGAACCAACGGTTTCGGTCAATGAACCCGTCCCGCGGAATGTGTATGCCAAGGCTTGTTTGTCCGCCTTCCGGATTGGGTTTGACACCTGCGTGACAAACGCCGCGCCACTCAACGCCGGATCATTTGCGCCATCTTCGGTGATTTTGAACGTTGCGGTTGCCGCGGTTGCGTGCAATGCCGATGGAAGGCGATACGTGGCCGTTGTGTTGTCATTGACCGCATGCGCCGTGTACGAACCGGACCATTCGTACACGCCATTCGGCATGTATCGTTTGGCGGTTGGTGCGGTGGCGTTGAATGACGTAATTTCGATTTCACCAAAATCCACATCCAACTTCCAATCCTGCACATATTGTGCATATCCCAACGATGAACCCCATGTGACCAAACCGGAATTGCCCGTGCGCGGTGCGGTCTTCGGGTAATGTCCCGAAAATGACATTGTGCCGCTTTGCAACCCCATCATGCGTTCCACACCATTGCCCGAACCGGACAATTCGGTGATGTCGAATTCGTCGTTTTCGATGGCAAACGTAACTTCCTGAATCTTCAACGCGGTTGACAACAACCGGGACAAATCCGTTGATGATGTGACGGAAGACAATGTGGCGGTTGACCCGGTAATGATGTACGGCATTTCGCATCCTTTCTCAAACGTTCACGGCCTGATTTCCTACCCGGCCCGCAAACGTCAACGTGGCCGTGTTCACCTGCAACGATTCACCGGGCGAAATGTCGGAACCTATCAACGTCCACCGTTCCGATGTTGCACCCTGCACGTTTGTTGTTCCGACCGATGGCAATGCCAACGAATGATTGTGAAACCCATACGTTGGCGTTGATCGGTTGCCGGATGCGATCATGGCATCCCCAATCAACCGATCAATCAACACTTCAATCCGATCCAACCCGCGTGCGTCCTCATCATAAATGGAAAACGTCAAATTGCACGCACCCTCAATGCCCGTGAAATTGTTGTCGGCGGTCCATGTGATTCCGTACACGATGAACGGATAAACCAACGTTGACGGATTCCCGCGGTTGAACGCCACACCGCCCGCGCACGCCGCGGTCCATGCACCGCCCGAATACAACGTGGAATCCGCCTGAATCCGTGACAATACCGCCCGCGCCACAACTGCCCCGTTCATTTGACACCCCGCACCGTGATTGAAAATCCGCTTTCTTTCAAACTTTCCTTCAACCCGCGCACAAACGCGGATTGCAATGCGGCATTGTTCCGGGACCACGCCAAAGCCGGGGCCATGAACGGACGTTTGGGCATCCGAACAAACTTCTTCAATACGAACACCGGGACGTCGGCCACCTTCCGCGTGACGCGCTTTCCTGCCGCATTGGTGACGTATTGCGTGGATTTGACCTTTTCGACACCCACGGCCATCAAATTGCCCTTCCGTGATTTGAAGATACGGAACGGCCCGATTTGCCGCAAACCCAATGTGGCCGATTTCAAATTCAGTTCACGCGCTTGGTCATTGACCGCAACGCGCAAATATTGTTTGTTCACCGGTCGGATTGTCATTCCGAATTCATGCACCGCACCGTATTTGATTGACGAACCAACACGCGCCACAATCGGTGAACGCATTTGGTATGTGATCGAATCACGCAACGCGCCCAAATGTTTTGCGGGTGGCGTTCCAACGGGTGACGTTCCGTATTTGCCAACGGCCGGGAATGATTCCTGCACATGCCGCACCACGCGTTCCGCCATGCGTTGAACGCCAACCGTGGCCGCCCGTTTCGTAACTTGGATGAACGGTTGCCAATTTGAGAAATCAAACCGCGGCATTGGTTCACACTTCCCGAAACGCGTTCAATTGGAACACAACACCGTTGGAACACAAATCCAACGGTTCCCCATCGACCTGATAAACCACCGAATCAACCGTCACCGTTGCAATGTGGTTCACAATGGTTGACGTGACAACGCCCGTGGTTGTTTTCGGTCCCAGGTAAATCGTGAACAACGTTCGGCCCGTTTCGCGTTTGTAAATCGACGCGTCCGACGATGAATTGGGTTGGACGCAACACGCCACCGTGTACGTTGTTGAATTGGTCAATTCGTACGCGCCCGATGTTTCCTGCCCGGCGGTGCGGGTTTGAATCGTTGCGGTTTGCCGAAGAAACCATGTCGGAACCGGCATGGATGATGGCGGCAACATCGGCATGTCACAACACCCCCGCGCCGCGGAAGGTTTGCATCAATGACATTTGGGCCTTGGCCGCCTCATCCGGCGTGGCATATGTCACCGACCACCCGCCCAACGATTGCGAACGCAACCCGCGGTCCATGCGGACGGATGCATACAAACCATCAACCATGCGTTTGATTGCGCCTTTGACATCCGCCGCCGGCGCGGCCGACACATAAATCACCCGCACGCGGTTCCACCGCGGGGACCATTGCCACGTTGACAACACTTCCCGGTCCGAATCCGCGTCACGAATCACGCGGCCGTTTTGCGTTCCGTTGTATGTGACCAACCCAAACCGCAAATCAACACGATATTTGGTGGAATCGACCGCCTCACCCAACGTGTTGTCATCGTTGATTGGCGTGATGGATGTGATGGATGTGATTGGAAATTCCCGCAATCCAATCTCACCCGAATCCGTTTCATAATCTTCCGTTCGGGTGGCCGATTCAAACCCGTTGGACAAATCGCGGTTGCACATGCGCCGCAATGCGGCGTGGGCTTCGTCCAAAATATCTTGCAAACGGGTATCGTCCGCGGTTCCCGTGATTCCCGCATGCGTCTTGTATTCGGTCAACGTGACAATGGCCAACGTTCACCCCCGGTTCAAACAACCACGGAATATGGCATTGGCGGTGCGGAAATGAATCCCGCTTCCAATTCCACCGCACCCGCGCCCGTGACGGATGCGGGTGTGACCGTCAACGCAAACACCCATTTGCAACCGCGCAAATCCAATCCGGATGCCACCGCGGAATTGTTCCCGGCATAATCGCCCGCAATTGCACCGTATTTGTATGTTCCGTCCCGCAAATCGTTTGTTGCGTCCATTCCGCACGAATACGCGCCGGTTGTTGCACCTGAATAACCTATGGACAAATCCAAACGAATGAACCGCATGGTTCCGTCATCGGCAAACGCGCCCGTGCTTTCCGTATATCCGGACTCCGGACCGTAAACACCATAAACCGCCATGATTGGATTTGTGCCGACAAGGGAAATGGCCGTGGCATATCGCGCACGCAACAACACGCGGCACGCGGTTGGTGGCACGCGCACCGGGCGCACATTCGTATCGGAATACGTGGCGGGCCTCAACAACACCGAATCCGCGGGTTTGGCCGCCTTCAAATCGGTGTGGATGATTGCCCATTCCGTTTGGGCATATGCCGAATATTGAACGCCACCGCCCGAAATATCCTGCCCAACACGTTTGCCCGCGCCCATGTGCAACCCCTTTGGTGTGCGCCCTCAATCAATCATCCGACAAACCCGGGCCGCGGATTTTCACCGCGGCCACGGGTACGAAAGGGAAAGCATCAAATCACACAATCAACTGTTCATCAACGCCGCGTTCGGTTGCGGACGTCGCCGTGACTTCGGCGCGGCTCAGGATACCGATTGCCGAAATCAACGTCGCACCCGCACCCGCGGTGGCAACAATGGAAATGTACCGCTTGCGCTTGCGCAAATCCACGAACGCCACCAACACGTCATTGTCACCGCCCGCGGCCGTGGGCGCGGTGAACGCGCTTCCGGTGAAATCGGATTCACCTGATCCGGATGCGTCCGATTCCTGCAATTTTAGTGTGGTCATGTTGGCCGCCACATTGCCCAATTGCACAATGACCGTAAGGTAATGAAAACCCAACGTATCAACTTCCGTATCCGTCACGGTTGTTCCGTTTGCGTCGATGGGAACAATCATCTTTTGCAATTTCACGTTTTGCATGTCAATCATTGCGAAACCCTCACTTTCTATCAATTACGATGTGGCCAAACAAACAACCGCGCCGGGGACGCGGGACGCGGGCGTGGCGGACGCATTGCCCACATCGTGAACGGTGACACCGAAACGATTCACGCCGCGGAACGCGGTGGTATCGGACGCGAAACCAACGGACGCATCCGTGGCAATTTGCATGCCGCCGCCAACCTGCGTGGCCTTCGCGGCAAGGTTGAACGCACCATACAACGCACAAATAGTGGTTCCCGCGGAAAGGCGCGGCATGACCTGAGAGAACACAACCGGTGCGCCCAAGAAAATCGGTTGGCGGATTCCGTTTGCAATCTCAATGGACGTGACACCGCCCGCGGCCAACGCCAAACGCGCCATCACATTCCAATAAAATTCCTTATGAACAACCCACACCGGGTTTGCCGAATCAACGTAGGAAGGCGCACGGCCAACCACCGCTTCGAAATCGGGCAACGTCAACGTTGCAAACGTCGAACCACTGCCAACAACGTATCCGGCAATATTCGCAACCGTTCCGGAAAGACTTCCGATCTTTGAACGGAATCCGGTGTGACCACCGTATGTGGATGTCCCATCACCGTTGAAAACCGCTTCATCTTCCTTGTCGGCCATTGCGTACGCGTGTTCACGCGCCACGAAATCAGCAAACGAAATGGCCGAATCGTTCAACAATTCGTTGGACACATAGGTAAGTGCGGTCATCTTGTTGGCGGTGACCTGCACCAAATTGGTGGTGGGGTTTGATTCCGTGATGGAACCACCTTCACCCGGCCAATAAACCGTCACGCCACCGGTGCGGCGTGGCATTTGCACAACGTCCGATCCAACGGTCATCACGTCCAACACCTGCCGGGCCGCGCCGCGGGTTTCGCGCAAATCAATCAATTGGGGGACGAAGATATCGGGGATCGTTGAACCACCAAGGGTGGCCGTGGTTCCGATGTTCGCCTTGGCCACAATCGCCCGATCATCCGCGGTGGCAACCTGCGGAATCACCGCGCATTTCACCCACGCGCCGAACAATTCCGCCTCATCAGCGGAACCAAATGCGGTGCGCTTCGGTCCGGCGTAATCGCGGCCGGATTTCGCTTCCCGATCATACTTCTTGCGCGTGGCGTTTCCAATGCTGAACGTGGCCGGGGCCGCGTCATCATTCACGGTGGCGGTGTGAACGGCCGCCG